TTTCGGGTTCGTTCGGGATGCGGCGGCCGCTCGTGACATAAAACACGGCCGCCGCTGTAGCCGAGCTCGTGGCGCCGGCGCCGTCAGCGCGCGCCCGGTACGCCTTGGAAAAACGGCTAGTAGCTTCCCTCCCGCCGCGCGCGCCCCGGTAGGCCACCATCCGCTAGGTACGGGGGGACCCCCGAGTCCTAGCGCCTCGGGCGCGCGTCCTACGTGGTCCCGAGCGGCGGCGCCGCCACTACCTCGCGCACGAGGACACACGCGAGCGCGCCCGTGACGCGCTCTACTGCGGCCAATGTCCAGCCGGGGGGAAGCGGGATGACGTCTCCGGGTACGTGGTCCGTTAGGTCTATCCGGTAGTCCATGACTTCGTAGTCCACGCGGCGGACGTTAGTCCCGTTGTCTGCCGCGGTCGCGTTCCTCGTGGAATATCCAGCCGGCGGCAAACGCGCCTAGGCATACGCCTAGGCATAGGACGATTGCTACCGCGGCCACGCCTCTATTAGTAGCCGAGCTCGTCCGCGCTTGGGATGCGGCCGCCGTGTTGCTCGTGGCAATCGTTACAAGCGGCTTGCTCGGCGGCTTCGCGGTTGGTCATCCGCCGTTGGCAGTAGGGACAGCGGCCGGCGCGCTCGGAGCATTCCGCTACGTGCGCGGTAGCCCAAGTAACGGCGTCTACGTCCGCGGTACTTCCGTATACGAGCTCCGAGTCCGCGCATAGGTCGCACGCAATCCACCACGCGGTTACGGCGTCTACCGTGAAGTCTCGCATTTGCGGCGGCGCGGTCATGGCGTGTCCTCGTGGTCTACGGCAAGCGTGACTGTCCCGTCCTCGTAGTAGTCCGTTCCGCCGTCGCGGCCAATGACGTAGCCAACGCCGGGACAGTGTGCTCCTACCTCGTGGACGGATATGCAACAGCGGCAAGCGTTCCAATGCCAAATGACGTTTTCTACGCCGGCGGCGCGTAGCCGTTTGACGGCTTCCATGACGGATACGGCTTGGGCTAGCGGTATGAGCTCGTAGCCGTCTCCGGTAGGGATAGCTAACGTCATGGCGCTTCCTCTACGGGTATCCGCTCGGGTTTACGCGCGCGGGCTTGCTCGTCCAAGTGTCGGATATGCGCGGCGTAGACGCCGGCGTCCTCGGCGTTGGCGTGGATAAACGCGGCTAGCGCCATAGCTACGTGTTCGTACGCGGCCATGGCGCCGCGGTGAAATGCGGACTGTGTACCGCCCGTACCGTCTCCGTCTACGAGCGCGGCGGCGTAGCGTTGGGCGGCTTGGGCGCGCTCGCGCTCGGCGGCTTTCTCTACGGTGTCCGCGAGCTCTAGGAGCTGTAGCCACGCGGTCATGACCGCGCCGTTCCGCAAACGGGACAAGTCCCGTCCGCCTCGGGCGCGGACCGCGCGCCGCAATCGCGGCACGCCGCGCGCGCGGGCTCGGGCTTGGGGTCCCATCCCTCGTCCGCTTCTAGCGGCGCGTGGTCTAGGCGTAGGTTGTGATTTAGGAGCGCGGTCCGCGAGTACGTCCGGTAGTCCGGTCCGAACGGGTTAGCGCGTTCTGCCGCGTGCGCGAGCGCGGCGGTAGACGTTTGTTCTAGCTCGCGCATACGGCGCCGTACTTCCGGCCTCATGGCTTCCGCTTTCCGCGGATGACGTCCCATAGCTCGGGGACGTCTAACGCCGGCATGGCGTCTAGGCGCGCTTGCTCGGCTTCCCAAGCGGCGCGGCGTTCCGCTCGTTTCCTCTCGCGTTCCGCGGTCATGAGGCAAGCGGTACAGTCCGGCCCGTAGCCGTTGGCGCCGCATACCTCGCATTTGTGTATCTCGGGTTGTGTCCTCATACCCCTCATTGTACCTTGACGGACCGTAGACGGTGCATCACGTCCGCGTAGACGTCCGCTTGTTTTTGTCCTGGTCAGCTCATAGACGGGTCTCGTAGCGCGCCACGCTGTCCCGATACCGAAACGAATTCGTCCGTTCCGCGGAGCGGCGCGCGTTACAAGCGTGACAAGCGGCGCGACAATTGGACGGGTCTAGCTCGGGTCCGCCGTCCGCTACCGGGATTACGTGGTCTACCTCCGTGGCGTAGCGGGTACAGCCGGCGGCGCGTATTTGGCATAGCCCTAGGTCGCGGTCAAGGACCGCGAGACGTAGCCGTTTCCATTGGGCGCCGTAGTGGCGTCCTCGGCTAGTCATCCGTCCACCGTTCCAGCTCGGCGCGTAGGCGCGCTAGGCGTTTCTCGGCGCGGTCTATGGCGGCGCGGATACGGACGCGTTGGGAGAGGCGGTAGAAGTCTCGGCGTTGGTCCGCTTGCTCGGCGGTCTCCCCGTAGCGGCGCGGTGTCCGCCGGGACGCCATGAGGCTTTGGTCATGCGCGGCACAAGTAGTTAGGCCGGCGGCTACGTAGCCGCGACAGCGGCGGCCGTCCGCTCGGAGCTCGGGACAGCGGACCGCGGCGTCCCGGCGTCCTCGGGCGCCGCTCAAAACGGGTCCTCGTCCTCGGGCGCCGGCGCGACGAGCGGCGGGACGTCTCGGGGACGGACCGCGGCGGCCGCCGCGAGGACGCCACGCGTCGCGCGTAGCGCGTCCTTGCCGCGCCGACATTCCTCGTCCGTCAGCGGCGTAATGTCCCCGTAGAAATTGGGGGACATTCCGGGGGACATTCCGGGGACAATTCCGGGGACAATTCCGGGGACAATTCCGGGGACAGCGCCGGGTTGACTGTCCCCCAGGTCCCTAACGGGACCGGGGACAGTCCCCAAGTGTCCCCCGCCGTTGGGGGACAATTCCGGGGACAATTCCGGGGACATTCCGGGGACAGACTTGTCCCCGTTGGGGGACAAGTCTGTCCCCCGTTTGGCGCGTTGGCGCCGCTTTTTCTCCCGCTCATATTCGCGCGTACCGCGCGCGGGAAGCGGTACGTCTCCCGTTGGCGCGACGTCAGCGCCGCCGCGCCATTCCGCTAGCCAAAGTCCGTCTCCGGGATGCTGCCACGCCGAGCACGCGGCGGACAAGCGTTGGACGAGCTCCGGCGGTAGGTCATCCGGGAAGTAGACGAGTAGGGACCCCATGGCGGCTAGTCCTCCGTGTCTAGGACGAGCTCCACGCGTGGATGGCGTAGGGCTAGGGAGTGTCTGTCGGCGGCCGCCCACGAGGACGAGAGGACGCCACAGCGGCTACAGCGGTAGCGCGGGCGGCGCGCCGAGGGTTGGGCTGGGGGGTTCCGGCGCGCCGCCGGCGCCTCTTGGACGCTAGAGCCCGCGGGTAGGGCTCGGGCTTGCTCGGCGGCCGCGAGCGCGGCTATGGCGCGCTTCCGGAGCGCGGACCCGCGCGGTAGGTCCTCTAGGTCAAACGCCATTCCGGCGCCGTTTCGGGTTCCAATGCGCGATAGCGGCGCCGCACGCCGGACAATGCTCCGTGTAGGACAGTCCGCGGGCGGTCCCGTCCTTAGCGGCCGGGATTAGCCCGAGCTGTCGCGCTCGCATGACGCGTTGGGCGGCGTTCGCATATTTGAGACGGAAGCGCGCCGCTACCGCCTTGGTCGGCGGCTTGTTTTTGGCGGCGGCCGCGAGGTAGACGCGTGCTACCGCCTCGTAGTTGACGGTCCGCCGGCGGCCGTTGGTACTCGTGGTCATGAACGTTCCTCCGATAGACAGCGGCGGACTTCTAGGCGGACGAGGTAGCGCGCTAGGGCTCGTAGCTCGGGCTCGGGCGCGTCCTCGTATGCGAGCTCCGCGAGCGCGCGGACGAGGCGGACGAGCTCGGCGCGCGCCAGCTCGGGCGCGTACGCCGTCATCCGTCCTCGTCCTGGTCAAACGGCCGGTAGCGCCAATCGTGGCGCGGCGGCCGCTCGGGCTTGGGCTCGCGCCGGCGCCGGCGCGCGACGTCCGCGAGCGCGTCCCAACGGCGCGCCTCGTCCTCTAGCCACGCGCCACGCGTCGCGATGACGCCGGCGGCGTAGCCCACGAGGACGGACGCGCCGCATAGGACGAGGACAAGCCACGAGCTCATGACGGCTTCCGTCCCCGTTTTACGGTCCGCGGAATATGCGCGGCGGCGCATTCCTCCGTTAGTAGCCGCTCGTATGCGCGCGGGTATTGCGCGGCTAGGCGGCGTAGGGCTCGTCCGCGCGCCGCGCCTAGGTCAGAATTTCGGTCTCGGACGTCCGGCCGTTCCGCGCGGTAACGCCGCATGTATTCCGAATTGGCGCGGCAACATTCCGGACAGCGGCATCCATGATTCTTGTAGCTCGTATAGGCGCCATGCCTCATAGCGGCGGCGTGTCCTCGGGCTCGGGCTCGCTCTCGGGCTCGGGGAGACTTTCTAGGACGGCTACCACGCGGTCCGCTTCCGTGGACGTCAAGTCCTTGGACGAGGACAGCGGCCGGCCTACCCATTCCGCCGCGAGCTGTAGGCGGACTTTCCGGTCCGTTATCCCTCGGGCGCGGTATAGGGCCATCATGCGGCGCCGCTGTCCGTCCGTCATAGGTTCCGAGTCTGTCACGCCTTGTCCGGACTTGTCTGTCATACCCTGTCCGGGCTCGAGGTTGTGTGTAGTGTGCAAGGGTTCTCCGGGGAGCGGCGGTAGGTCCGGTAGCGGCGCCGGCGTGTCTGTTGTGGCGGACCGCGCCGGCGCCACTACCTCTAGCCGTGGCGGGACCGCGGCGGCCGGGTTGCTGGCCGCGTTGTCTGTCACGGCTTCCGCCGTCCTCGTCCGGCGCCGTTTACGCGTCGCGGGCGGACTGTCGGCGGCGGTCCCTACGTCCGAGCTCGGGAAAGCGTCCTCGTATTCCTCTATCGCGGCAAGTCCTCCGATGACGTCCGCGAATACGGCGCGGCATAGTTCCGCGCTCGCGCGGGCGGACAGCATGGCGCGCGGGTAGCTACGCCAATTTGGTCTCCCGTCCAAGTGTGCGCGGCGCGCGTCATCCATCGTCCACGCCACGCGGGTTACCTTCTCGGAGCCCGCGCGCTGTCCGCACCAAATGACCTTGACGTTTGAGGCTTCCTCTAGCCATAGTTCGTGGCCGCGCGCGAGGACTAGGGCGCGTTGGGCTTCCGCCGCTATGTACGGCTTCCCGTCTATTACCGCAATCTTGGACAGCGATTGGAGCGGACCTAGACCTACCTCGTCCCCGTAGAGGATGGCGGCCGCGATAGCGGCGGGACTGTTCCGGAGCGCGCGCGGTACAAAGTCCGTTTCCGCGATTGACCGCGCGAGCTCGGCGGCCGGCGCCATGAGCGCGACCCACGCGCGCGCCCGGTCGCGCTCGTCCTCGTACCGGACGAGACTCATAGGTCCAACGTCCCTTGGTCCACGAGCGTTACCGGCCCGTAGTGGACGGTAACGGCGGCGCCGGCGTCAATCTTGCGGCGTAATACCTCCACGCAATCTATACACACTACGCGGAGGACGCGCGACAGCGCCCGTTTGTCATGGTCTAAACGGACGTACTCCACCTTTTCTTGGTACGTCTCGTAGGGACTGACTATCTCCCGCCGGCATTCCCGGCATAGTTCCCTCATGGCGTGTCCTTGGGGTTACTGCGGACGTAAGCCCACGAGAGTCCTACCACGGCCGCGGACGCCGCGGAAATGTACGCGTTGGCGCCGAGGACGAGTAGGACCACGAGCGCGACAAACGCGGCGGCTACCGCGCTAGTCATCCGAGCTCGGTAACGGTAACGGCGCGCCTATGAGCTCGTGGCGGTCCCGTTCCAGAAACGCCGCGAGCTGTTGCGCGTAGAGGAAAGTCCGAAACGTAGCCTCGGAGACGTCTACCGGGACTACCTCGTAGTAGTCCGCCCGTAAGAGGACCGCGGCGGCGTGGACGATTGGACACGCGGCTATCTCCGAGGACGCCGGCGTCCCGTCCGGTCCGTCCACAAGCCACGTTTCCGCGTGCGCGTACGCCGCGAGCTGTAACGCCGTCTCGGGGTAGACGTAGCCGCCTCCCGTTTTCCAATCCAGTAGCCAATAGTCCATGACGGACGGGTCCGGTCCTACGCGCGCCACAAGGTCCGCGGTCCCCATATAGCGCCAACGCCGATTGATTACCGTTACCTCTACCGCTACCTCGTGGACTTGCCAATCCTCTAGGAAGCGTAAGCATTGGTCTACGTGGTCGCGGTAGGCGTCCGGTACGTCTACTTCCTCGTCCTTTAGTAGCCGCTCGGCATACTTGTGGATAGCGGTCCCGCGCGCGCCGGCCTCGCGGAAGCCTTGGAAACGTCCTTTTTCTATCTTGCGTAGCCGTTGGGCTAATCCCTCGCGCGCGAGCTCGTCCCAATTGTTGACCGCGTAGGCGGCGGTCTCGCGCGCCGCCCAATCTATGAGCGCGGGTTTCGGTACGCCGTTGGACAGAATTCCGGTAACGGACGCGACGGGTTCTCCGTCCAAGAGGTAGGAGTGTCCCGCGCCGCGGTTGATTCTCCGGGTTTCGGCCATCCCGTAGTTAGCCTCCCGTTGTAATGGGACAGCGAACATACGTCCGGCGTGGCGTGGATGCAAGGACCCGCGCGGGTACGCTCCGCGCGTCGGGCGCCGCGTGTCCTGGTATCCCGGCAAGCGGCCGCCGGTAGCCCGTAGCGCCGGCGGCCGCTACCTTTTGGCCAGTAGTCCGCGTACTGTTCCGGCCTCGTGGCCAGTAGTCCGCGTATTGTTCCGGTCCGTGGCGCGACGTCCTATGTTGCTCCGGTATGGCGGCGTGGCGGTCCCGGACGCGCAAGATTGCGCGCCGGCGCGAGCTCGTCCGGTCCCGGCCTACGAGCGGCTACAGCGCGCGGTCGCGGACCGCGTGGAGCTCGGGGAGCTCGCGGACGCGCTCGCGTGGCATGACGTAGTGGCGCCTAGCGGCGTAGTCCCAAGAGGAAGCGGACGAGCGCGACGCCGGCAAGGACGGAAAGCGTGACCGCGATAAACGAATTCGTAACCTCTTGGGACAGCGCCAGCATGGCGTCTACCTCCGTCTAACGGCGCGCCTCGGCGCGTGATGTTTGGTCCGGATTGACGGATAGCGCGCGTTGACTTTCCGCTCCACGGTCCGGTAGCTACCGGCCGTATTCCGTTGGGCGGCGCGGGACAGCGCGGCGCGCGCCCGTTTCGGCGTGTCAATCGGGTAGGCGTTCCGTCCTTTTCCGCCCACGCGCGAGGCTTTCGGATATGCGACCTTGTGCGCGGGTAGCCGAGCTCGGGCTTTCGCGGAGATAGCCATTAGGCGGCCTCCCTAATGCGGCGGCGGCGCCGCTCCGTTCCTATACCCGCGACGGTACGCCTTGACGGCTATGTAAAACGCGGCGGCGCCTACCACGCCGTCCAACGCCGTAACTAGCCATCCGTACCACGCCACGAGCGGCTACCGCGTCCGCTCGTTCCAATCGGACCAGCCGGCGCCCGTTTGCCAACGTTGGTACGTCCGGCCGTCGCGCATCGTGACCCATATCTCTAGCGCGCCGTTTTGATTCCGCCACGCGGTCACGGTCGCGAAGCCGGACAGTCCGCCGCTTAGGTTGTTCCACGAGCTCCAATTTCCGCCGGACGCCTCGCGCCAACGGTTATATAGGTTCCCGTCCGCGCCTACTTGGAATACCTCCGGCCGGCCGTCCTCATTGATCGCGCTAGCTAGGTCCGTCATATCGTCCTCCGGCGGCTCGGGCTCGGGCTCGGGCTCGGGCTCGTCCGCCGAGCACGCGCGCGCGACCTTTTCCCAAACGTCCATAGTGAAGTCTCCGGGGCAAGCGGTCGCGCTTCCCGGACTGTTACGGTGCGCGCGGACGAGCGGATACGCGATGACTTCCCCGGCGCGGTAGGCGTCCATGAACGCGTCATGAATCATCGCGATATGCGCGTCCGTTACCTCGTTTACCGTATGTCTATCGGAGCTGAGGCAAATATCTACGCTGACGGAATTGTAATTATACGTAGCGTAGCTATCTTCTACGGACCGGAAACGGGACCATACGGTATTGCCAACGCCGAACGTGTAGCCCCCATGAGAGAAGCGCCAAATATCGTCCGTAGGCGGCTTTCCGGCGCCGGCCTCATGATGGACCGTTACTAGGTCTACCGGCATTAGTCCGTGTCCTCGTGGCGGTCATGGTCGCGGTTGGCGCGGCCGCGTTCCGCGAGGAAGCGCGCCGCTTCCCGTTGGCGTTCCTCGTCCCGCTCGTCCGTCAGCGCGCGCGCCCGTTCCCGTTCCTCGCGGTCGCGGTCGCGTTCCATTACTCGTCCGGTCCGGGCTCGGGTTCGGGGGTTTCGGGGTCGGGGGTTTCGGGTTCGGTAGGTGTCATCGTTTGTCCTCTCTATGTTCCCGGACTTCCGGGGTTCGGTCCTAGGTCCTCCACGAGCAAAATTCCGGGGTTCGGTCCGCCCATAGTCAAATCCATAGTCCCGGCGGTAGTAGACGCGGACAGTTTGTAGGTCCGCGTTTGCGCGGCTAGGCCGGCGGCTATCCACCATAACGCCGCGTTACCGCCCGTACCGGCGGCCATGGCGGTATTCCTCATTTGGGACCGCGTTTGATTCTGGTCATCCCGGATAGAAAACACTTGGGTTCCGGCGGCCGTGTTTTGGAGAATTTGAGGAACGTACGCGGACACGCGGATAACGCGGTTGGCGAGAATGGAAACGGGACCCGCGCTAAAGCCCGTCAAGTCCGTTTGCGCGACTATCCCCGTTTGCGGCGCGCTGACGGTCGCGACCGCGAGCGTTCCCCATGCTGAATTCCACGGCTTGTCTAGGCGGCTCGGGCGCGTGTCGGTAATGTTCCCGGCCGTGACTGTCACGGACGCGCCCGGTACGTAAATTTGGGCTATCGGCGTGGCGTTAGCCGGGACCGCGGGCGGCGTAGGTGTCGCGGCCGCCGAGCCCGTTACAAGCCCAAATAGCCAATCATTGTTGGCGCCGCCGTCTATGTCATTGGCGCGCGCTTGACAAACGATTAGGTCATACCGATTGGTCCCGGACGCCGGCGCCGGCGTCAGCGTGACTTGCTCCACCGCGTCCGAGGAACATAGGACGGCGCCCGTATTGTTGCTCGCGCGGACTACCGCGTCTCCGGCCGCCACGTTTACCGTCATCCCGGACGCCGGCGTTACCGTCATCCCGGACGCGGACGCGCGCGGGTACAGCGCGCCGATAAGCCGGCGGTCCGCGCCGGCGGGATAGTCACCCGCTTGGACCCATATAGGCGCGTACCGTGTCACGGCTACTACCTCCGATTTAGGGCGGCTATGTCGCGCCTCGTGGCGCGGAATAGGCCGCCGAACGTGGTAGGAGCTCGTCCTACCGTCAGCTCTACAGTCTCGTCCCCATCATCCCCGATGCCGTAGTTAATCGCCATGACGCGTTGGTCATCTTCTACGGACAGCCGGCCCGAGCGTATGAGGACGGGACAAACGTCCCCGATGCGCGGATAGTCATAACGGTAGCGGCCGGGACGTACCGTCAACGTGTAGGACGGGACGATAGTTCCCTCGTACGCGAGCTGTCCCGAGGCTTGCGCGTCCAAGGACGATTGGACGGATACGTCAGAAGCGTTTAGTCCGTCATCCCATAGCCCTACTACGGCGGCGGACGCGTCCGGGTTGGATTGGTCGCTAATGAGCTTCGCGGCGTTGGGGTCCGTACTTCCATTGTTCCCGAGCCCAAATACGCGGTTTGCGTATTGGGAGCTCGTAAGCGTCCTCGTGGCGGCGCCAATGTTCCCGCCGTATACGAGCGCGACGTCCGTCCGGACTGTCCCCCGTTGGGGATACCAAATACGTAGCGCGTCCACGTTGGCGGGTAACGGTCCGGCGGTAGGGCCCGAGTAGCCACGGCCGGCGGCGCGGTCCGCGGGGCATACGTCATAGTCAAAGCCGTTTAGGACCGCGGACAGCTCGTCCACGAGCGCGGATAGTTGCATACCGGGTTGGTAAAGCCTTACGCGCGGTTGTACGGCGGCCGCGCGCGGCGTCCCGTCCGGGTTGACCATGACTACGTGTAGCGGCATCCACGAGCCCGGTAGGAACGCGGCCGGCATCCCCCAAGTCTGTAGCGCGGCTTCCACTATCGCGTCCTGAGTCACGTTGTTTTGATTCCACGGAAGCGTCCCGGTAATGCGGCGGCGTTCCAGCATGGCGCCGTAATCGTGCGCGGTGAAAATGACTACGTGAGAGTCCGCGGACAGCTCGTCCTCTCCGGCGTCCACTACCCCGCGGAACATTTGGACGTCAGCGCCGGCGTAGTCATCCCAACGCCACGCGATGACGTCAACGCGGAGCTCCAAAATTTGCGCGGCTATCGGGTCTCGTCCGTCCACGGTAAAGGACAGCGCGGACGGCTTATTCCATGACGTTTCTAGGCGCCGAGACCGCGCGTGCGCGAGGACGCCTACAAGCGTGGTCCCCCATGCGGCGCCGGCGTTCCCGTAGCCGCCACCTACAAACGTCCGCGCGTGAAGCGTTAGCCGCCAACGGCCGCGCCCCGGCGGTATCGGATACGGACCGGAAACGTCCCGAGGCGCGACGGTAACGGTACTCATGAGAGGTAGCCGTTTTGCCACGTAGCCGTAGCTTGGGTCGCGCTCGTGGTAGACGTCCCGCTGTACGCCATACGGACCGTGGAGCGCGCCGGGATGCGCGGCCATCCGAATTGCATTAGCCCGTTCCAATCCAAGGACGCGACTACTGGCTTAGTTGTGTCCCCATCTAGAAACGCGGTTTTCTCGTCCGTGTCTATGAGGACGTAGTGTCCGGCCGCGATGACGTAGGACGCCGCGAGGCCTACCGCGCCGTAGTTACCTTGTCCGGGACCGGACGGAATGGTCAGCGTGACTTTCGCGCCGGTAGCGGGTCCCCATAGTTTTAGGACCGGGCTCGCGGTTACGTCCCCGTCATTCTCTAGCCACGCGTAGGACGGCGCCGCGCTACCGGCCGGGTATACGCGGTCATACGTAAGGTCATAACGCCGGCCCGCGACGTTTCCCGAGGACCCCGCCCACGCGGTCTCCGATTGGACGGCGGGGTCATACGCTACGGGGTCCGCCGCTTGGAATTGGAGCTGTATATCCCGTTGTACCGGGTCATCCACCTTGTACGAGTATTGGGCGGCGCGGACGATTAGGACGCGCTCGGGCGCGCCGGGACGGTCTAGGACGTAGTGGAGCTCCGGCCGCGAGCTCGGGACCATGAACGGCGCGAATGACGCCGCGACGTCATCTATTTGGGCGCCGGCGGTAGCTATCGCGGTTATGTCCACGCTGATAAGCCGGCCGCCGAGGAATTGCGTAGTGTCATCTATCCCGTTGGCGTCCGGTCTCGGGTTCACTACCGCGCGGACGTCCGGACTTCCGGGGTCAAACGCGGTCACAAAGTAGCCGGCGTCCTCGTCGTGACAATCCAAGGACTGTCCGCCGAGGACAAGCCACACGCGACGTACACAAGGACTGTCAGCGCCGTAGGACATAGCTATATCCGTTCCCGCTGTACCGCCCACGCGGCGCGCCTCATGAAAGCGTCTACGTCAAGCGTTTCGGCTACCGTCAAATTCTCTATCCATACGCTCGGCGCGGAATGGACGTCCTTAGCCGGCGTTACCGCCTCTCCGGCGTGGAGCTCAAAAAGTCCCGGCGTACGGACCACGCCGCCCGTTTCTAGGGGTTGGATATGCGGAAGTCCAAACGTGTATTGGGGGAACGTGTAGTGAAGCGGACCTACGCCTACCGTCCATCCGCCCATAGTGAAGCTAAGTCCGTTCCATACGGATATGACGCCGTTAATGGCGTCTCGGAATGCTCCGGTAATGCGATTGTAGATATTGGAGAACCCCGAGGTTACGTTATCCACAAACCCCGAAATTTTGGACCAAAGTCCGTCCCATAGACCTTTCACGAAATTTATAGCATCGTTAAACGGTCCGGTTATCCATCCGTAGACCTTGGAGAAATTGTTAGCTATCCAATTCCAAACGCCGGTAATGGTATTGGATAGCCATTGGAACGCGCCTACCGCGACGGACGCCGCGCTATGTATCGGTCCGCTAATCCATCCGGAGACGGCTTGCCACGCGGACGCTATCCAATTCCAAACGGCGGTAAGCGTGTCCCAATACCAATGGACGTACGTGACCATGGCGGCTACGGCTAGGTGTACCGGCGCCATTAGCCATTGGTAGACGTTTTGCCACGCGTTCTGTATCCATGACCAAACGGCTTTTATCCCGTCCCATATTTGGTCTCGGTACTTAATGATGGCAAGGACCGCGAGCCCGATAGGTCCGGTAAGTATCCCGAGTAGGAGCGGCCAATGTTCCTTTATCCAATCCCAAACGAATTTGACGGCTACGTGTATCCCGTTCCATATCGTTTTCCAGTTTCGGTAGATGACGTAGCCGGCAACTACGAGCGCGGCAATACCCGCGATGATTAGGAGTAGCGGACCTAGCGCCGCCCACGAGCTGACGGCTTCCGCGTCCTCGGCGGTAGTCATCGCGTCCGTAGCCGCGGTCGCGGCCTCCTGACCTTTGGAAAACAATTGCATCGTGGATTGGGCGCCGGTAACGATTCCGCCCAAGGACGCGAGAGCTGTACCCGCGACAGTGATAGCCGGCCCGTACTTCTCTCCGAATTTCGCGGCGGCGTCCTCCACGGTCGCGGTCATCGCTTTTAGGTGTCCGGAGAACGTGTTAGCGGCCGCGGAAGCTTGACCTTTTAGCTTGTTCCCGAGCGCGTCTACCGCGTCATGCTGGTGGAGCGTGGCTTGCCGCGCCGCCTCTTGGGCTTTCGTAGCTTTCTCGTGCGCGCTCGTGGCGTTCGCGGTCGCGAGCATTACGTCCGCTTCCGCTTTCCGTAGCCGTTGTTGCTCCGCGGTGGAAAGCTTGGACTTCCCGGCGTAGAGCTGTTCTATGTCGGCTAGATGCTGTTTAGCCGTGGATAGTTTCGCGTCCGCCGCTTGGGACGCCTTGGTCGCGGACGCGGCGGCGGCTACCGCCTTGGACGAGCTCGTAACACTAAGCCCGAATTCTTTAAGAATTTTGGCGTTCCCGTTGTAGACCTTACCTAGCTTGGTCGCGGCGTCCGTCAGCGAAATATGCTTAAACGCCGCTAGGTCATCCGCCTTGGACAGAAGCCCTAGCGCCTTGGTCGGGGACCCCGTAGCCGAGGTTAGGACGCGGAGCGCGTCCGCGGTCTCGTGACTTGTGTAGCCGAAATGCTCGTTATGTTTCTCGGCGGCGTCTATCCGTTTCGCGTACGTGTCATACGAGGCGCCCGTAGCCTCTATCGCGGCTTTTAGTTGCTCGTGCGAGGCTTTCTCTTTGGACCCCATGGCGGACAGCGCGACGCCTACGCCGGCAAGCGTTCCGCCTACCCCCATCATGACCGCGCCCGTAGCTTTCCCATGTTCGGAAATTTGTCCGAGCATTTGGTCTACGCCGTCTAGCGCGCCGGCAAACGGCCCGAGTACCCCCGTTTTGTTCAGCGCCGCGAGCGTTCCCGAGAAAGCGGACCGTAGGCCGCTAGCCGCGCTCGCGCCTTTAGAGACCGCGGCGTCAAATGACTTCCCGAGCGCGGATAGGTCCCCGATTACCCGGACGGCTACGGACGGTCCCGCCATTACCGCGCCTTAGCCCGTTTGGCGGCTTGTTCCAGCTCGTACGCCTCGCGCCGCATGAAACGCGTAAACGCTAGGTAGGTGTCATCGTCCAAGGCGTCTACTTCCGCCGGCGTCATCCGCCAGTAGCGACACATAGCCGCGAGACTGTCTAGGACTCGGGTTCGGTAGGGTCCGGCGGCGCCGCGGACGTAGCAAACGGAATGTAGGCGCGCGCCGCTTGCTCCCATATCGTCGCGGCGTCCGGTAAGTGTCCAAGGCGCGCGTAGCGGCGGTATAGGTCAGCGAACCCTAGGACTTGGATACGCGTAGCCTCGTCCTCTCCCTCGGCGTCTCCTAGGAGCTCGGTAAGCGTTCGGCCCGTAGCCTTGGTAAGCGCGCGGATGGCGTCCGGGGACAGCCGTAGCGGCTTGTCCATAGCTACCGCCAACGTGTCCGCCTCGTCCTCGTCCGGGATTGGCGGCGGTAGGACGAGCGGCGCCGGCGGCGCGGGCTCGGGCTCGGGTTCGGCGTAGTAGTTAGTCATGGACAGCTCCGGGGTCATTGGACGTATTGGTCCACGAGGACGAGGACGCGAATACGCGCGCGAGCGCGACGGAATAGCGGTCCGCGCTCATTGGTCCAAGTCCTACGGCGGACGGGAAAATATAGCGGCCGGTAGGGATGAATTCGCGCGAGCTGTCATGCGGCGCGTGTCGCGTCCCGCCAAATTCGACCCATCCCGCGTACGGGATTGACTTACGGCCTACGCGTACCGTCGCGCCCGTTTTGTTTCCGCTGACGCGGACGTCCGCCGCGAGGCGTCCGGCGTTCGGTCCCGCGCGCGGTAGGACGCCTCGGATACGGGACGCGACGGGTTCCGCGGCCGCTCGTCCGGCCTCTTTTATGGCGGCGTAGAGCGCGGACCTATCGTCCTCGGCTAGCCGGTTTATGTCGCGGCGTAGCGCGCGCATCCCGATAACGCCTACTACCGGCGCGGTGGGCATGAGCTCGGGACTAGGACGTCTCGCGCCCCGGCGGCGCGGTCATAATCCAGTCAAGGTCTACTTCCGAGGCGGTTCCGGCGTCTCCCCCGAAAACGGCGTAATCCTGGGGGACAGCGGCGCCGGTAATGTTCGGGTTGGTCACGCTTACCGTCCGGGACTTGTACGGACGGACGCGGAACGGACAAGGCGTCCCGGCGGACTTGTACGAGTCCAATACGGTTTGGAGCGTCTCGTCCGTGGACCCCGCGGAAAAGTCTTGCGCGAGCTTGACCTTAAAGTGCCATTTGACGGGACCGGGATAGTCCACTACGCCGCACATTGTGACTTGCTCAATTGGCTTGTTTTCCGCCTCAATCGACACGGACAGCGCGAGGCACGAGAGGTTAGCGGCGCCAATCTCTACGTAGGCGTCCGTCATCATTACCGGCGCGATTGACGCCGGCGGCGCGACGTCCGGCGCGGTTACGTGAGGCTCGGGCGCCGGCGGCGCGGTCTCCATTACGTCCGTCATGCTTTCCTCCTACTGTCTTATCTCTAGGATTAGGTCCAACGCGAGTAATTGGGCGCCGGCAATTGTCATGAGGCGCGGGTTCCGCGAGCTCCGGCCGGTAACGGCGGCGTTTAGGCCGCCTAGCGTCCGGTCCGCGTCTACCGCCGCTTTCGCGGCGTCTCGGAGCTCGCGCACGCGCGCGGTCTCAAACGGTCCCGCGCAACAAATGACGGGTAGGCGCGCTAGGTCCATTCCGAACCCCGCGACGTCAAATTCCACGGACTCGTCTAAGCCCACTATGTAGGCCGGCGGGTTGACAGTCTCGGGGGGTTGCGCGAAAGCCGGGACCGTAGCGTCAATCTCCGAGAGAATCGCGGCTAGCGCCTCGGCTATGGCGTTTCCGTCATAGCTCATGACGTCATCCGAAAACTAGCGGCGCGTATTGCGCGTAGAGACTGTCTATGTCGGGGTCGAAACGTCCCACGCGGACCGCGAGCTCCCCGAAGCCAATTGTTCCGTCGATACTGTCGCGCCGGCGGTAAAGCTTCGCGGCGTGGAATAGACAAGCCTCGTAGCCGCTGTCGGGGACGTCCGTACTGTCCGGCGGGTAGACGCCGTTGTAGCGCTGTACCCCGTAGTCAATGGCGGCGGCCAACGCCGATTGGATAACCGCGTCCTGTGTCGCGTCCGGCGTTAGCCGGAGAAACGTTCGGACCGCGGGAAGCGTTGGCCACGCCGCCATTAACTACCTCTCTCTCTTACTTGTGGGACTTGCTCGCGCCGCCGTTACCGGGAAGCGGCGTGTCCGCCTCCGAGGCGTTGGCGGCTTCTACGTCCTCGGCGGTCATCATCGTAGGAAGCGACGTAACCGCGGACAGGTCCAACGGGACGTAGGCGCCGCCCGCGAGGCTTCCATACGCCACGTAGCCGCCGTAGGCGACTTGTACGCCGAGAATGGACGGCTCGACAACGGACAGAAGCCCTATGACTTCCTCGTACGCCTCGTACAAGTCCGCCGGCCCAACGATGCACGTTTTAGCCGGGAGTGTCGGGACAACGATACGCGGAAGCCCGAGAATGTCTCCGCGGAAGTCCGCGAGGCTACTACCGCCAATGTCCCACGAGTCCATGACGTCCGGGTCCGCGTTCCCGGCGTAGCGGTCCGGCGGAAAAACAACGCGCGTTGTGTCCACGAGAGACCCCAACGCCGCCCAAACGTCAAGAGAACACCAAATGCGCGCCGGCATCCGCTGTCCGGCCGTGTACGAGTGCATAGCCGCCGTGTAGAGCGCGTGGGACCAATCCGCGAGGACCGGAGTAGCGGGAAGCGCCGGCGGCTTCGTTCCCGTCGCGGCGGTAGTGAACGCGGCCGCTACCGCGGTCTCCGTTTGAATTGCGTACTGGTCCGCTAGGTCCTTGACGAGAATGTCCCACGCGGCCGGACTCGTCCAATCAATGTCCTGACGGGAAATGTTCACGGTCCCGCCGTACGTGGACTTCGTGAACGTGACGCCGTTAATGACCATGGAACGCGACGGAAGCGCCGTTTTCTCGGCGGCTTGTACGCCTACTTGGGAATGCGTCGCAATCTTGGGACGCGTGAACGTTGTACCGGGGATACCGCCCAACGGCTTCGCGCCGCCCAAGGACGAGATAAGCGGCCGGTTAGTGTCAATCAAATTGACTACGGCGCCGACGATTGGCGTAGGGAGAAGTCCCGGCGTTTGCGTTGTCGTTTGGTCCGCGCGGGCTTGGTAGACGCGGGCGGCGGCCGCCTCGTCCCGGACGCCGCGCTCCATGAGCCCGTTTGCGCGGAGGTAGTCCACGAGGAATTCTCCGGCGGTCCGGTAGACCGCGCGACGGTCCGCGCCGTCCACGCGGCGCCGCTCCACGGACGCCGGCGCGGGAAGCGCGTTCACGGTCTCGGCGTGGCGTTCCGCGAGCTCGTCCCACGCGCGCAAGGGTTCAATTTGCGCGTCTAGCTCCGCGATTCTGTCTCGGGACGATTGGAGAATGGCGCGCTCGGCGTCCACAAGGTCCCGGTCCCCTACTTGGTCAAGGATGGCGGACATTGTCGCGACGGCTTCCGCGCGTTCGGCTTGGTATCGGGCAAGGACAGCGGTAGGCATAGGACTTTCCTCCGGACGTCAAGCGTTTCGGGCGCCGCTAGAGGCGTGGCGCCGCTATGACGGACGGGGGTCCCGCGGTAGCCGCCGAGCTGTCGGTAGGGCTTGTCCGCGGTCCGGAGCTCGTCCCCGAGTAGCGGCCGCTGTCTATGGCGTTTGCGACTGTATACGCGCGAGCTCGGCGCGCCACGCATCCACCGCGCGCGGGCGGCCGGCGGCGGCCGCTTGCTCGTGGCGCGCTTCCACGGACCACGCGGTCCGGACTTGGGAAACGCCGGCGTCCTCGTAGGCCGGCGTCGGGGTCAGCGAAACCTCAATTAGCCGCGCCTCGATACGGACTACCCGGTCCTTATGGTCGGCGCCTAGGTCCGGGTTCCAATCCTCCACGTACGTCCAATCGGACCGGATAGGAGCGAACCCTACCGATAGCCCTACGAGCTCCCCGGCGTCCGCGTGTCCGGCGGCACGTTGGGCTTCCGCCGTCTCGTTTAGCTTCCATACGCCGTCAAAGCCGTCGGCGGCGTGTTTCGCGCTGTCCAACATCCCGATAGGAAACGCGCGGTTATCGTGGAATAGGAGTAGCGGCGCGTGTTTCCCGCCGGTACTCGTGGACTGACGGAAGCTACCGGCCGCGAATTGTTCTAGAAACCATCCGATATCCGCCCACGTCTCGTACGGGACAGCGCGGCCGTGAAGATACTTGTAGGGCTTCCCGATTACCTCCGAGTCTCGGAGCTCTAGCCGCGTTTCCGCGTAGCGCGTCTCGGGCGGGACAAGTAGCGCGGTCATGGCGCCTCCGTTTCCGGCGGGACTTCCGTATCAATCTCTTGGGACGTCCCCGTATCCACAAGGTCCGCGGACGCGCCAGTAGGTCCGGGACTGTCCGGCGGCTTGCCAACGTCTAGCCGCGCTTCCGCCAACGTAGAGATACCGGCGGCGTATTGCGCGACCGCGGCCGTAGTTTGGGTCGCTAGGTCCTCGCGCAATAGTTGACTACGCCGGAAACGTACGTTTGTCCCGCGCGGTAGCCACGCGTAGGACCAAACGTCCTCAAAGTCCGCTAGGACGGGTTCTAGCGACGTCCGGAGTATCTGCTGATATTGCGGTCCGGCGGTCCGGTACGTCATCCCCGAGGTAGGCGCCCCGAGCCAATAGCCATCCACGTTAAAAATGTTCGCCACGTCTATTAGGGACAGCCGGCGCGCCTCGGAGAGTTGCGTATCCGTAGGAGACCACGCGAGCGGTATCACTTGGGTTCCGTTGGGAAGTATGACGGGTTCCCGTTGGGGTCCCGAAAACTTATCTAGCCACGCTTGTTTAGCCTCGTCCGCGACGGGTTGCGTTACTTGGGCTTGTGGCGCGATGACCGCGACGGACGGGACCGCGCCGCCCGCGAGCGCGCCGCGCTCGTATTCTTCCTCCATGGCCACGCGGTCAAGCGAATTCAAATGTTGCTCCACTACGCCTACGCCACGGACCGGATAGTTACGGTCCGCGCCGCGCTTTACGTGGATGACGTCCTCCGTGTTCAGCGTGAAGCCCAAGTACGAGTAGGTGATAGGCGCGGCGCCGGGAATGACCGCGGCGCGCGGGTCCCAAACTATGTACGTCCACGCGGCCGGTAGCCACGCGACGGTAAGCGGCCATCCGTCATACCCGCGGCTAGTGACGTAGCTAATGGCGTTCCCGGATAGCAAGTAGTCCTCTACGGAAACGCCTACATACCATGACGCCGCGTTAGTAGGGTCCGGCCGTTGGAGTATCCGCGGCGTCGGGGACACGCGGTCATAGCCGCGGACCGCGTCCATAGGCATT